AGGGCACAAATGGCGCGATTACCTGTAGACATAGACATTGAACAAGTAAGGCAGCTTGCTGCTCAGGGCATGTCTGAAATTCAAATAGCTCAATCGTTAGGCGTTAGCCCGTCAACTATCGATAGACGTAAGCGTGGCGATCCTGACGGTTTTGGGTGCGCTATAAGAGAAGGGCGTGCGCAGGGCATCAAAGCCGTCACTAATTCGCTGTATCAAGCTGCTACGGACCCTGACCGCCCAAGCGTGGCGGCGGCACAATTCTACCTCAAGAACCGCGACAGACAGAATTGGTCTGATCGCACAGAGCATGATGTGACGGGTCACATATCGCACGACCATGACCACAACGTACAGAGAGCGATGCAAACGCTCATAGACAACGGGGTTGACCCTGCAAGCCTGTAACGTTGTGTTGGATGCGGCATCAACCGCAACGGTAAGCGGGGCAGGTGCTTGCGCTGCGACTGGTGCAGATATCGGCGCATCGGTGGCCCTAGACGGGTGCCGGTGCGCCTATCTACCCCTTTGCGCCGTTGCAGAATTGTTAGGCATTGGCACCCCTGTATCCCTCAAAACCTTAACGGTGTCGTTAGGCTTCGCAAAAATGGGACTCCGGCAGGGGCGGGTACGGGGCCATATGCTGAGATACATACTTGGGGCGGTTTTATGGCGGAAGTGACTTCGCAAAAAGAGGGTTCGCAAAAAGGGACTCCGGTATTAACAGAGGCCCAGCAAGAGAAAGCGGAAGAACTGGCGCAAGCGATAGAACTGGTAAAACAGCACAGACGCGAGAATCGCATGTCGTTTTTCAAACCGTACCCGTGGCAAGCTGATTTCTACAAATCCGGTAAGACGAACAAGCAACGTCTTCTCATGGCTGCAAACCGTGTCGGCAAAACTGCGTCTATGGCTTTAGAAGTAGCGTTCCATCTGACAGGTGAATATCCAGAGTGGTGGGAAGGCGTTCAATTCAGCCGCCCTGTGAACCTGTGGTGCTTGGGGGTGTCCGGTGAGCAGTTACGTGATGTGTTAGTCAAAGAGCTTTTCGGTGCCTACCTTGGTGACGGCAAGTTCGACGGCTCTGGATTGATTCCGCAAAAACTGGTGTATCAAGTTACCCCTGCAATGGGAACGCCAAGATTGCCCAGGGACGTTGCAGTGCGACATGCCAGAGGCAACACAAGCACAGTCAGCTTCAAAAGTTATACGCAGGGGCAACACGTTCTGATGGGATCGAGCCAAGACTTTATCTGGATCGACGAAGAACCTGTTGACCCCACCATCTACCCACAATGTTTAACCCGTACAGCCACAGGCAACGATGGCAAGGGTGGTTATGTTGTAATGACGTTCACTCCAGAAAATGGTGTGACTGAGTTGGTGTCCCAGTTCATGGACAACCGCGCTAAGGGTCAGCACCTCGCCAATGCGACTTGGGAAGATGCAAAGCACTTAGATGAGGATACGAAGGAGCAGTTACTGGCTGCTATACCTGAGTACCAGCGGGATATGCGGAGTAAGGGCATACCCGTTTTGGGTGAAGGCATGGTGTTCCCGATAGCGGAAGAGGCTGTGAAGTGCGAACCCTTCGAGATACCGCCGCACTACAAGAAACTGGCAGCAATTGACTTTGGTATCACGCACCCAACCACTGTTGTTTGGACTGCCTACAACGCGGACACAGATGTGATTTACGTTTATGACGTTTATAAGAAGGCTGACGAAGTTCCAGCGATACATGCAGCGGTAATCAAGTCTAGGGGCAAAGATATACCCGTCATCTACCCTCACGATGGCGACTCGACGGAGAAGGGCAGCGGCAAGACCTTGGCTGAGATGTATTTAGAAGCTGGGGTGTTGATGATTGGCAAATTTACCAACCCAGACGGCACAAACTACGTCGAACCCGCCCTGATGGAAATGTTAGAACGTTTTCGCACAGGCCGATTGAAGGTTTTCAATAACTTGTTACCTTGGTTTGAAGAATTTAGAAGGTATCACCGCAAAAAAGGCAAGATTCACAAAGAGTTTGATGACCTTATGGACGCGACACGCTATTCCGCAATAAGTGTGACTCGTTTCGGTCAAAATCGAGCAGAGCGTGAGAATGTCGGCACACGAACAGGAGCTTACACAAGCCATGATTACGACTATTGATGAAAACGAACTGCTGAATACGCTTGAGCAGAATATTGACAGCGCAGACACCTACGCTAACAGCGAGGTGGGGGAGCAAAGGGATAAAGGTCATCGTTACTACTATGGTGAGCCTATGGGTAACGAGATCCGTGGGCGAAGCCAGCACGTTTCAATGGATGTGTTCGACGCGGTTGAGGGCGTAAAAGCGTTATTGTTAGAAACCTTCAGTGCCGACAAGAACATATGCCGTTTCGACGCTCAATCCCCTGAAGATGTCATGGGCGCACGCATGGCGACAGCTTGGGTCAATTACAACTTCTTCCGACAAAATGACGGGATGAGAATTCTTTCGTCAGTTATTCACGATGCTCTCATTGCGAAAACTGGGATAGTTAAAAGGTACTACAAGGACGATTACCGTTACGAAACTATGGAGTTTGAAGGCATCAGCGAGGCTGAGTTCAATGTGATGATGTCCGACCCGTCTATGACACCCTTGGAGATCGTTGAGGAGATGGTTTCGACAGTAGACCAGCAAACAGGCGTTGAGTATGCGGAAATGTCTATCTCAGGCACAGCGCACAAGCGCATAGACACCAGTAAGGTGTGTGTTGAGACGGTAGAGCCAGAAGACTTCTTGATTAGCCCACGGGCCAAGGATATAGAGACAAGCGACTTTTGTAGTCACCGCATGGCTAGGACTCGCGGTGAGCTTCTAGCGGAAGGGTTTGAGCAGTCTATTGTAGATCGTCTTGATGAAGAAGAACTGTTAAAGGAAGACGGCTCGTTAGGGCGGGACTCTGTAGACAGTTTCCGAAAAGACTCAACAGGCATAAACGACTCTAAGGATAGAGAGTACGTCACGCTGTACGAGTCCTATATTAAGAAATACGACGAAGAGATCAACGCCTGCGTTTACTACAAGGTCATTCACAGCAGGCGAGTAATGTTAGACGTTGAGTTGGTCAGTGAGATGCCGTTCCGCAGCTTCTGCCCATTCCCGTTACCGCACCGCTTCTACGGCATGAGCCTTGCTGACGTTCTATGCGACTTGCAGAAGACGCAGTCATCGTTGAAGCGCGGCGTGGTCGATCATTTGTTCTTAACTACAACAAGCCGTTGGGTAGCCAACTTATCGTTGGTTAAGAACCCAAGAGACTTACTAGACAACCGTGTTGGTGCGGTGATTGACGTTAACTCGCCAAACCCCGAATCCGTGGTTAGACCTCTTCCAACTCCGCAGCTAAACGGAAACGTTTATACAGCAATAGAGAATTTCGAGAAAGAAAAGGAAGCGCGTTCTGGTTCAAGCCGCATGAGCAGGGGCATGGACTCTACTGCTGTTAGCAAGCAGAACTCAAGTGACCTGATTAACACGTTTATGAACGCAAGCAACCGCCGTGTAATGATCATGGCGCGTAACTTGGCTGAGAACTTCCTAAAACCTTTAATGCATGACCTGTACAGGCTTGCGGTTGAGTACGAAAAAGAAGAGAAGCTGTTACAGCTAGACGGGCAGTTTATTCCGGTAAATCCTGCGTTCCTTGGTGATCGAACTGAGATGACCGTTGCAGTCGCGCTAACACCAGATGAGCAAGCACAAGAAGCTCAAATGTTGCTGAGCTTGGACACCCAGTTCACACAAAACCCTCAAGACCCAACCCTAGGCGGTTTGTATGGTCAGCAGCAGCGGCACGCGATGCTCAGTAGAGCCTTTGATCTATTGAACATTAAAGACGCGGCTGCGTATCTGGCAGATCCAAACTCGCCAGAGTTTCAACAGCAGATGCAAATGCAGCAGCAACAGCAGCAGGAGGAGCAAGACCATCAGATGCAGATGCAGATGGAGCAGACAGAGTTCCAAGCCGAAATGCTGCAACGGCAGGTTAGCGTTCAAGAAGGCCAGTTAGAGCTAGACATCTTGAAAGAGCAAAACCGCAGCGTAATAGAACGCGACAAGCAAGAGCACCAAGAGGAGAACGAGGACTCCCGTTTGCTTATGGATGCAGAAAAGATGAAGCACCAGATGAAAATGGACGAAGCTGAACTGGTTCTTGAAAAGACGCAGAACCGCAACGTGAGTATCGGCTAATGAGTGACGTTTCACGATTCAACAGCTTTATTAAAAAGGCCGCAGACCAAAAGAAGTCTTCTCACAAGAACGTCAAGCAAGCCTTCAAAGAGTTTTCGGAGTACAGGGAGCAGCAGTCTGCTGCGACTCCTCCTGAAAAGAAACCTCGAAAGAGGAAACCTAAGCCAAAGCAACCCGTAAAGGACTTTAATGATGAGCGACCTAGAAACGATGGAACTGAACGAAATACAAGCTAAAGCAGATCAGGCTCACAACCTGATGAACTCGCAAATTTTTAACGAAGCGTTTCAGAGCATGAACCAGGGGATAGTGGATCAGATATTAACAACGCCTCCTGAAGCAGAGAAAGAGCGAGAAAGACTCTATTCAATGTTTAAGTCGGGGCAGATGTTTGTGCAGCAATTTGCTCAATTAATCAACAACTTAGAGTTGCGTAAGCAACAAGATGGTGAGTAAAATGGCAGAAGTACAAAACGAATTAGGAGAACAGACCCTAGAGGACTCTCCTAGTTCAAGCGAGATCGACAGATTAACCGCGCTTTTGGAATCCGAATTGGAACAACCCGAAGGTGAGGAAGAATCCGATCAAGAGGCTGACGAAGCCGAAACGGTAGACGCAGAGTTTGAAGAGGCACCAGAAGAAGCCCCCGAAGATGAGGAGGTCGATAACGACCCAACCGATGATTCTGAAGAGGAAAAATCTGAAGAGATGATGTTTGAGGTTGATGGCGAAAGCTTAACAGCCGACGAACTAAAACTTGGTTACCTCAGACAAAGCGACTACACAAAGAAGACGCAATTGGTAGCGGAGCAACGGAAGGCTTTTGAAGCCCAAACCGAGCAGACCGAAGCAACCATGAATGCCCTTCTATCTGCTGCTAACGCAGACATTTCACGCTTTCAAGGTGTGAATTGGGAAGCTGTAGCCGTAGAAAATCCTGATCAGTATAAGCAAGCTAAAGCTGCTTTTGAGCAAACTCAGTCCACCTACAACTATATACAGGCGCAGGCGACTCAGTTTCAGGAACAACAACAGCAACAGAACGAGCAAGCCCACAAAGAAGCTGCGGCTGAAAGTCTGACTGTTTTAAAAACGAATATCCCCAACTGGAACAACGACTTGTATTACAAGATCGGGGATTTTGCTCAAAAAGATTTAGGTGTTACAGGTGATGAGTTTAATCAAATCACCGATCACCGAGTCATAACAGCGTTATGGAAAGCGATGCAATTCGATCAGGCAAAACAGGTTACGGCTAAAAAGAAAATTAAGCCGTCACCAACTAAAACTTTGTCAGGTGGCAAAGCGGATTCTAGTAAAGCGGTTCAGTCCGAAAGCTCTCGTAAAACGCGAGAACGATTAAGGAAGTCCGGTACGTTAGACGATGCGGCTGCTGCCCTTTTGAATAGGATTAAATAAAATGCCAACAGTATCAGGCACCCTCAAAACTTTTGATCAGGTAGGTAAGCGCGAAGACGTAGAAGACATCATTTACGACATCTCGCCAACAAACACACCAATGCTCTCCAGCATCGGTTCTTCAACTGCGGCTGCAACGCTGCATCAATGGCTACAAGACGAATTGGCTGCTGTTGGAACTAACGCCAGCGTCGAAGGCGCGGACGCGGGTACAGCTTCTACGATCACTCAGACCGTAAAGACTGCTAACACGCAAATCTTCGACAAGGTAGTTCAGGTTTCTGGAACCGCAGAAGCAGTAGGCACCTATGGTCGCACCAGCGATCTAGCATACGCTATTGCTAAAGCCGGTAAGGAAATCAAGCGCGACATCGAGCACAGCTTCGTAGGCGCTGGACAAGCTGGAACTGCCGGTAACGGCACAACTGCGCGTCAGCTAACTTCTGCTGCGAATCAGATCGCGTCAGCAACGACAAATACCGCTGGAAGCAACAGAGCATTCAGCGAAGCATTATTGTTAGACGTATTGCAAAAGTGTTTTGAGGAAGGTGGTGAGCCTAATCAGGTTCAGGTAACACCAGCGCACTCTGTAACGGTTGCAGGTTTCGCAACGGCATCAGGCCGTCAGCGTGATTTCGCTACCGGAACCACTTTGGTTAACGCTGTAGACGTAATTATAAGCCCCTTTGGTCAAGTGTCAGTTGTTCCTAACAGATTCCTCAATGCGAACACCGTGTTGGTTCTGGATACTGAGTTTTGGTCACGCGCTGTACTGCGTCCGATGCAGACTGTTGTACTGGCTAAAACCGGAGACAGTGATAAGCGACAGATGTTGACTGAGTTGACCTTGGTTTGTGAAAACGACAAGGCAAGCGGCAAGATCGACGCGCTAACTGCGTAAAGTTTGCTCACTCCTCCCCTGAGCAAGTCTCCCCCTTCGGGGGGGAGACACCCTTTTTTGCGCCCAAGATTACAACCTATAAGCGTTAAAACCACACAGGGTTATATATGTCTGATTTGAAATCCCACATAATTCACGATGAGAAGGAAGATAAGCTGCATGTAGCGCACACGCAGGATGTCTCACCGATTATTTCTCAAAACATTCGAGATGCAAACGAGGTTGATAAACATGCTAAATGGGGGGACACCGCCAGAGTAGCGTCTATACCCGCCGTGGTTGTTATGGAGTGGATGAAGGAAGGCATCAACATGATGGCTCCGACTTACGAAGACCAGCAGAAAATTAAGAAAAAGCTGAACTCGCCAGAGTACGCATATTTAAGAACTAGAGGCGGAAGAATATGAGTCTTACGACATATGACGGCCTAAAGCTTTCTGTAGCAGACTGGCTTAACAGAGAAGACATAACAAGCATCATCCCAGATTTTATAGAGCTTGCGGAGAATCGCATCTTCCATGAGCTTAGAGCACCAATTAATGAAAAGACTTCGGACCTAACGCTTGGCGCTGATGGTTACGCCACAATCCCATCAGATTATCTTGAAGTAAAAGATCTTTTCTGGAACTACGACCCCCTGTCCCGTGTCTCTCTAACACAACTGCACAGTTTTATTGAACGTGCGGGTGTGGCTCCAGAAGTCTTTGCGAGAGAGCAATCGAAATTTATTGTATACCCGAATCCCACACAGGTCGTGGGTGACACACTAAGAATTATTTACTACTTCACGCCCGAACACCTATCTTCATCTGTCACCACCAACTCAATATTTCAAACCGCGCCAGAGCTTTACCTATACGCAACGCTTGTCGAGGCCGCTAACTACCTGGGCAGTGACAGTTCCCGCTGGGAAGGAGCCTATCAGTCGGCTATGGGCAGGGCGCTACAGCACGCCAAGACCAGCGAATACTCAGGAGCTTCGTCTCAGGTTCAACTAGGATATTAGGATATGGCCTCATTTTTCGAGCACATCGGCAGCGCGGTAGAAGCGCAGCAGACGAGTCAGCACTGGCATCGAAGCTGGCGGCTGAGGCCGCTAAAGCTGCGGCAGAGGCATCCGCAAACGCAGCCGCGTCCAGCGCGTCTGATGCCTCAGATTCTGAGGCCACAGTAACCGCCTCGCAGAACGCATCCGCTGCATCTGCAACCGCATCTGCCGCATCGGCAGCAACAAGCACGACCAAGGCATCAGAGAGCGCGGCATCGGCATCCACTGCAACAACAAAGGCATCAGAGAGCGCGGCATCGGCAGCCACCGCGACAACTAAAGCGGGTGAGTCCGCTGCTTCCGCCGCCACCGCAGCAACCAAAGCGGCAGAGGCTACCTCCGCACGCGACGATATAACTGGATTATCCACCGCAACCGGCGCGGCGGGTTCATCCGCTTCATACAACTCAAGCACTGGTGTACTGAGCGGTCCGCGTGGCGATACCGGCGCAACAGGCGCACAGGGCGCTACAGGTGCGCAGGGGCCGCAAGGTAATACCGGCAGCACCGGCAGCACCGGAAGCACAGGGCCGCAAGGGGCGACAGGTGCGCAGGGTGCGGCTGGCGCAGACGGCACCCAGTTCGACACCAACGTTTTAAAG